AACTTAATTAAATCTGCTTTCTTTACTATGTATGAGGATAAACTAGCTCAAAAAGTAAATACTAAAGCTACTAGTGAAGCTGCAACATCACTAAAGAAAAAATTACAGACTGTAAAGTCTGGCTTAAGATCAAAAGGCTCAGATACTGAATATTCAGAAACTACTACTAAAAAAGGTAGTACAGATGCTTTTAACGCAATAACCAGTTACCTAGGCCGATAAAATAATTAATACATACAAACTAAATTATAAACAATATGATTGACAATAGAATGCAAAATAATGTTCTCAATGGTTTGCAGTTGTACCGTACACAGTACTTCTCAGATCTTGTTGAAGAGAACATGTTGTCAAAATCTCTATTAACAGAACCACATAAAGCTATTCCTACTTTATCTTATATCTTTGGTATAAAAGATAACAGTGTTATTAACTTCCTTACTGGTGGTGTTGGACGTACAATGACAATTGAAAACCGTGAATATGAATGGGATGTAATGATTGAAGCAGAAAAACCTGTTACAATCGTTGATGCTAAATGGAATGGTTCTGCAATTGCTTCTACTGATACCCCAGGTATTAATGGTACGTTAATACAAGTATGGGTAGCTGAAAAATTCTTTGGCCCAGGTGCTATTTTAGAATTTGATGACAAACGTTTCCAAGCCCGTGTTATGGGCGAAGCTTATCAAGATGGACATCTATTGGTGTACTCTCTTATGGTAGGCGATGGACAAGCTAACTCATATATTCCACCCTCACTACTTGCAGCTGGTTGTCAGCTAAGTACTGCTGGATCTGCTTATGAAGAATACTCAGAAGGCGGAGATATCGTAACTTACCAGACTCCTGTTAGACTTCGTAACCACCTTACTACTATGCGTATTGAGTATAGTATAACAGGTAGTGCTGTATCTACAGTTATGGTTATTGAAATGAGGGATCCTGTTTCTAAGAAAAAATCTTTCTACTGGGCAGACCTTCAAGAATGGGCAGCTTTGCGTAAATGGTATAAAACTGTTGATTATAACCTAATGTATTCTCAGTACAACGCTAATGCAGACGGTACTGTCAATATGTTTGGAACTAACGGACGTCCTGTTTATAGGGGTGCTGGTCTATTACAACAGATCTCTCCTGCTAATAAACGTTACTATACTAAGCTTACAGCTGATATCTTAGAAGACTTCTTATTCGACCTATCTTACAATATGTTGGGATTTGGTGAACGTAAATTCATTGCTCTAACAGGGGAAATGGGTATGCGTGAATTAGACCGTGTTCTTCGTGAAAAAGCTAGTTCTTATAGTTTACTTGCTTCCTTCTTTGTAACTGGTTCTGGTCAAGAACTTACATTAGGTGGTCAGTTTACAACTTATAAGATGCTTAATGGTATCGAGTTGACTCTTCGTCACTTCCCATTATATGATGACTTATATCACAATAGACAACTTCACCCAGTATCAGGGAAACCTGTAGAATCTTACCGTATGACATTCATTGACTTCGGTATGTATGATGGTGAATCTAACGTTGTTAAAGTTGTTAGAAAAGGTCGTGAATTTGTAATGTGGTCTTCAGCTGGTTCTGTAGCTCCAGGTCAAGGATTCGGTATGAATAAATCTACTGTTCGTTCACACGGACGTGATGGTTATACTGTATACTTCCTAGGGGAAATGGGCATCATGTTGAAAAATCCTACAACATCGGGAGAATTAATCCTAGACGTAGAGTAATTATTGTAACCTTCTTGGATCTTTAATGTTCCTGTGGTTATATCTGGAAATACAAATAAAGGCTTTTAAGGGTGTGCCCGAAAACACCCTTTACTTTTAACCTAGTTTAAAGCAAACACTAAACTAAAGATCATGATAGTAAAACTTATGATGAAAGCCAAAGATCCTTGGGCAGATGTATACTTTTTTAGAAACTGTAAACATCATTTAGGGTCATATATCACAAGAAGTGGTAAAAGATATACCGGTCTAGACAAAGCGGATGTAGAGTTTTTTTCAAAGGAACTCAATTTTGATTTACACCCGGATTCAGACTTCTGGACTAATTTTCACTTAACCTTAGAAGAACGTAAACCTGTAATAACCTTAGATACAGAAGATATTTTAGATTTATTTAAGTATAAATTCTTAAAGAATCATAAGGATGTAGCTAATGGTTATAATGATAAGAAAGCAGGTGCTAGGTATATTCTAGTTGAGGAAAAGGCTACTGCCGAAGAAGTAATGAAAGTTGCAAGTGTTAAAATTAAAGCTCTTTCTGAATATAATAAACTTACTGTAGAACAGATGCGCAAATGCTTACGTATATATGGACTTAGGTCTGACAGTGCAAGTGCAGAAGTAGTACAGAGTTCACTATATCAACTAGTTGAGGAAAATCCTTCAAAGTTCTTACAGTTATGGGTGAATAATGAAAATAAGGAAACTCAGTATATAATTGAAGAAGCTGTAGCTAAAAATATTATAAGACGTAATAAAACTACTTATAAATATGGTTCTGATGTACTTGGTTATACACAGGACGAAACTATAGAATACTTAAAAAACCCTGCTAATAATTCCCTTAAAATTGCTATTCTATCACAATTAGAAGGCAAAGATGTATTGGAAACTAGGGTTTCTGAAGTTACTAAAAAGTCTGAATTAGCAAAATTAAAAGAAGAAATTAATACAGATAAGGAATAGTAATGAATATTGCTGAAATGCATACAGCTGTTAAGTTAGGTTTGGATAAAACTTCAAGCCTAACTTTACCTGCTTTTGAACCTGAAGAAATTGATCTTTGGCTTAATAAAGCCCAGGAAAGATTTGTAGACATGGTTTATAATGAGTATAAACAAGGGGGAGTAGATTCAAGATTTTTTGATTATCTAGCTCCTATAATCATGTCTTTTTCTACTACAACAGGTTTAAGTAAACCTTTAAATAAGGATGAAGCTTCTGGTATCTTTTCAACCAATGCTATACGAAAAAATCTTAGAGTTAAATATGTAGCTAACCCAAATACACCTACTGTTTTTACCGATTATTCTGATAACATTAGATATATATTATCGGTATATGTTACTTTGAGTGGTAACTTTTTAGAAGATAGCACGTACGCTAGTACAGGAAGTCTTTATAAATGTGACCCTATAAGAGAAGAAGATAGCGTAAAATACTTAAAAACTGCTGTAAACATACCTTATTTTGAAAATCCAGTATATTATGTTACACAAGATTATGGCTATGCCAGTTCTACTACAACCCCTGCAGGTACTTCATGGCCTACTTTAAGTTGTAAAGAATTAGTTATAATCTATAATTCTTTTGCTACAGGAGTAGGACAAGTTTATATTAATTCTGTTAGAAATCCAAATTTAATGTCGTATTCAAGTAGTAGTAATTGTATTTTACCTTCTATAGTACATAATAAAATAGTAGATTTAGCTGTAGAATTAATGATAGAAAATATAGAATCTCCTAGGCTACAAACTAACGCACAATTACTTAATATATAATGACTCCATTTAAACTATATACATCTTTTAATAGGGAAGTACGCAATTTTAAAGAAGGTACATCTATTAATACTGCAGAAATAACTTATTGGCTTAATAAAGCTTTAGAGGAATTTGTAGATAAAAAATATACAGATTTTGAAGCTGCAGAAGATGTTATACAGGATTTAAAAAATTTACTTCTTGCAGGTAATGAGATTACAACTTATGCTGGTAGCTCTACTCCACCTTCTTACACATGCACATTAGCTTCTAATGTACGTTATATTGTGCAAGAAGATGTTATTATTAATGTAGAGGGTACAACTAGTACTCGTAAAATTACCCCCATAACTACGGATATATTTAATATTAAGGTTAAGGATCCTTTTAGTCAGCATAATTTACATCAAGGAAATGCTGAACCTTTAAGATACTTTATAGGGCAACAGGTATTATTAGTAACTGATGGGAATTATAGTATTACGAATTATAAATATAGGTATATAAAAAATCCCACACTATTTAAAATACAAGATGCTATATCAATTTCTACTCTACAAGAGTTGCCACATAAAGCTTATAAAGAAATACTAGCAATTGCTATTAGAATGTTTTTAGAAAATAATAGTAATGCTAGATATAATACATACAATTTAGAAGAAAAGAAAACTGAACTATAATGAGCGGGTTTGACGTAGAACTGCTTAAACGTACTAGTAATACGGGTTATTTATAACTGCATAGTAGAAAAACGTCGCTCAAACTCCTCAACATTGTTCTTAATGTTGAATGTTTAATTAAAATAATTTATGTTAAAATCAGTTGAAAAAGTTTTTATTGCCAAAGGTGATAGAACTACTAGTCTACAGATAAACGCTCCTGGTACAACTGCAACTTATATTGCAGCAGGTGAAGTAGCTGTATTAGACAAAAATAAAAATCTTTTAACTGCTGGTGCCACTGTTAATGATACTGATACGATTTATATCGTAGAAGGCTCAACAGAAACCTTTAGCTATACCAATGAAGCCGGTACAGCTACAGTAGGTGCTCGCAGACTCATTTATTCAGATCCTATTCAAGGAAATGGTGTAAGTGAATACTCAGGGAAAGCTTATGATTCTGCTAAAGAAGCTGTAGTTACCCTTAGTGGTACTTTCACTCCAGTAGTAGGGGAAGTTTATAAACTACGTATAGTTTATAAAGATATGAATGAACGTCCAGGTCAAGTAACACGTACTTATCAATTTATAGGTACTGATACAGATCCTGATACAGTATTTGCTGGGCTTACTGCTCTTATCAATGCTGATAAAATTGCTAGGGTAACTGCTACTGCAGATTCTAGTGCTCATACAATGACTATTACAGGTAAAGAAGTAGATGATGATAATGAAGTAACTTCTATTAGTGGTTATCTTCAAGTTAATCCTAAAGTATTTCTTTATAGTGATAATTTTGATGATGTTGTTGTAACTTATACAACTCTTCCTACTCCTGGTTCAGGTACTTGGAAACTTGTACGTGATGAAGAAAGCTGGTCAATGGGTTATTTTGGTCCTACCAATAGAACTAAATTTCCTGTTATATTGCCTACTTTTAGGACTGTTAAAGATCAGATGTATGATGTTATAGTTATCCGACATAAAAATTGGTATACTGCTCCAGATAGATATGAAAAACAAGTAGATATTACCACTAAGGTTTATATACCTACTAGTTCTACACAGACTGCAGATATCTTAGGTATACTTAATACATGGATGGAATCTTTAGGTAAAGGTTTTAATAGCATAAGTTTATAATCTTAACAATATATACAAATGAATAGATTTTTAGAAAAAAAGATTGTAAAGTGGACTTATGATTTTTCTGCTTTACCAAAGAGTGCAGTATTCGCAGCTGCTAATATTAGCGAAGCTAATGATACTATAACCATTGCTAATCACCCTTTTGAAACAGGTGATAAAGTAGGTTGTTATGGTACAACTGCTGGAGTTCCTGCTTTTAATGCATCGTATTATATTATAAATATAGATACGAATACAGTTGCCCTAGCTTCTTCAGAAGCTAATGCTTTTGCAGGCACTAAAGCTGCTTTAACAGCTGGTTCTGCTGCTGGTTGTTATCTAGTAAAAGATAACTTCGGTGCTATTAAAACAGGTATTATGTTACCTTTAGGAGCTATTGTTACTGGTGGTTATATTGATGTTAAAACAGCTTTGACTTCAGGGGGTAGTGCTACTATCGCATTTAGTACTGGGGAAAATGCTGCTGATTTATATGCTGCTACAGCTGTAGCTACATATGCAGCTAACTTTACTACTGCTGTTCTTGCTGGTATCGGTACTGGTGCAGATGCTGCCCAGGATACTGCTGCTGAATTACAGCTATTAGTTGGTGCTAGTTTGCTTGAGATGACTGCAAATCACGAAGTCGTTATGACTGTTGATGTAGAGTCTCTCTCTGCAGGTAAACTTGACTTAGTTCTTGAATACATAGTTTAAATACTAATTAGCCTGGGGGTGTAAGCCCCTAGGTTTTACCTTACTAAAGTATGAAATTTATAAAGAAAATATTAATAAGCTTAAGTTTAATTACTTTAGGCTTTATAGGTATACAAGCTTCAGCTCCAGGACCTTACCATGAAGATGTGGGTAATGGTCGTTTAACACAAATCGACAATATTAAAACAAAATCAGTACTATATAGAGATGGTACAAAACAAGTAACTGCTTATACAGCAGGGGCAATGTCTAGTGTAATAACTTTATCAGGTGTGACTGATACTGTTGAATTTCCAGAAATGCCTAGGGATTATCAATTTGACCTTACTTATTTAGTTACCTTTGATACTCTTGGTTCTGATGATGTTACTATAAGTTTAGAGGAAAAACAATTTAGTGATTCAAGTTACGTAGCCATTACTAGTTCCATATTCCCTTATACTTTAGATAATGATTATGCGGGTGCTGACTATGGTTATATGTTTCTAATCAATCAAGCACTTAGGTATCAACGTATTATAATTAATTGGGGTACTAGTACGGTAGGTACTATTACAGTAGATAGGAGATATTAGTATATGAAAAAAATATTAACTACATTTTTAATAGGGTTAAGTTCCTTATTTTGTTTTAGTCAACCTCAGATAGTTAAAGAAATAAGTAGTGGTTCATTCACCTTTTCCCTTGGCCCATCAATAACCATAACCGACCAATCACCGATAAGCCTTAATCCTTCGGTATCTTC